CCGGTGCCTCCACGTCCGTTGGTGCGGGGGCTGCTGCGGGGGCTGCTGCGGGTGTGGGCGTGGTCTGCTCGGTGGCATTTAACAAATCTTGTATATCAGCTTCTGTGACTTCTTCCGGCTCCTCATCCTCTTGTCCGAGTACGTCGACAAGTAACCAGTCAAAAAAACAGTTTCTTAATTTTGTAACAGAAAATATGATAATAATTGGTAAAACTATAATAAGAAATATAAAAAATCCAAGACCCATACTCAGTCGAGAATAGTAAAACATTTACTATAAATACACATTTTTATTTCTTGTTAGATATTATGAAGGTAAAACTTATAAAGAGTCTAAATCCTCAAAAAAAATTTAGAGTCATATTCGAAAGCGGTGGACACGTTGATTTTGGGGGTAAAGGTTATTCGGATTTTACAATTCATAAAGATCCATCACGTATGAAAAGATATCTCGCGCGTCATGGTCGTATGGGAGAAACTTGGTCTAAAAATGGAATCAAAACGGCTGGATTTTGGTCCAGGTGGCTTTTATGGTCAAAACCGTCAATGAAAGAAGCCAAAAACTTAATGTCAAAACGATTTGGTATTCGTTTCAGTTAAAAAAAGTGATCCGTTCTGTATAATTTAGCCTGATACGGCGCAGATTTACCCAATACATTCACGTTTTCGTTACCATAAAGCTCCTTACACCCCATATCATCCATACAATCACGGTCACCGACCGTTAATGGTATGGAATAAATTTGATTACCAGGTGTCGATGTGTAGTAATGATACTGATCACGTCGTCCTCTCACTTCCTTCCCGTATAAAGGGAGCGTTTCTTCATTTTCACCTAACAGAACACCCATTTGTTGCACAAATCCAGGTTTGTAATTTTTTACGGGAGGATCTCTATACTCGGGTTGTATGGGGCGCGTATAAATTGGCTGAGGCGCAGGGACGTGGATGGGTACTGGTACTTCTACCGACTTTGGTGGTTGCATTAATAAATATACGATAATACCTATAAGTATAAGTATAAACCCAACTCCTAACGCGTTTGAGTTTTTACGTTTCATTTATATATATTTAGAAAATAATATTGATATCTATAAATGGATGCGCGGGAAAAGGATAATATAAAACCTATTAAAAAAAGTAAAAAGGTTGATAAAGAGTGGTCACCAGAACAAATAGATATTCTAAAAAAATGGGGTGAAGCGGCTGCGTGTTATAGATACATGCACAATCACGCGTATCTCGTTTTTAAAAGAAAAAATTATAATTTTTCATTACCTGTTATTATATTATCAACTGTTACGGGGACAGCGAACTTTGCGCAGAGTTCATTACCCGAAGGTTTAAGATCGGCAGCACCTGCTGTCATAGGAGCTTTAAATTTAATTGCTGGGATCATAGCGACTGTTATGCAATTTCTCAAAATTTCTGAATTGATGGAGGGGCATAGGGTTGCTTCTCTTCACTATGGTAAACTTTCGAGAACTATTCGTCTCGAATTATCATTACCATTCAATGAACGGTCATACGACGGTACTACCATGATAGATATGTGTAAAGCTGAATATGATAAACTCATAGAACAATCTCCACCGTTAGACGATATAATCGTTAAATCGTTCGAGAAACAATTTGAAAATAAGAAGGAAGAACTTCAAATTTTCAAACCCGAAATTATGCATATAGAACCCATAGAATTATTTACTAACGAAGAACATACAAATGCTCGAATGTTAAAAGCTGAATTAAATGAAATGCAAAAAAATCACGCTTTATTAAATACAAGAAGTATAAAAACTCTTCAAGTGAAAGACGATTTAGATGAAATTGTTATAGAATCACAGAAAGACGACGTGTAATATAAAGAATCATTATAAATAGCATGATATTAAAGAGTCCAATACAAATCAAATAAGGAAAGACCTTTTTCTTAATAGGGTCTAATATCCTTGTCTGAATTGTGTCACTCTCTAAAAAAATATCTAAAGCTTGATCAGTAAGCTCATCAGTCATGGACTCTTTCATTAAAATACTACCACAAAAAAAGAATCTCCCACAAACGCTGCATACACGCGAAATCAATTTACTAAAAAAATACATAGAAGAAGGTCATAACGTATTTGTATGCGGCCCCATCGGCTGTGGGAAAAGCTTTATAGTTGAATACGTATTAGATTCACATAATACTATAGAATTACACTCTGAACTGTTTCAAAAAAAATGTAGTTTTATGGATCTTATCGGAAATACTTCATCTAACATCCTTATAGATGGATACGATTCATCTATTCATGGACATAAACAGATAATTGATAAAATATCAGATAAAAATCAACGTTTTACAAACGGCTCCGTAATCGTAACTTCTACATCCATACACATGCTTCCAAATTTTAAACTTATCATAATTCCGAGAAAGACGCCGGATATGATATTTTCGTTAGCGTGTACAAACCCTAAAGCTCGTGTGGCGGCTGATAAATGTAACGGTAATATCCGTGATTTTTTTAGTTATGTAGATTGTTCGGATATCAAGGATGTATTCAAAACTTCAAAAGATCTAGTAATCGATATATTATCACGTAAAGGTGCATTCGATATATCACAAACAGTACATGAACACGGTCACGTGTTAGATGTAGTACACGGAAATTATTTATCCTCAATTGGTAATGATACGAGCAATATCATTAGCGGATTATCAGATGCTGACGTGTACGATGTCGAAATGTATAAAGGTGACTGGAATTGTATGCCTTTTTACATAACATGCGGTATGGCTATACCAAAAATTAATATGGGTGAACCAATTCCTGTAGATAAAATAAAACCAGGTAGTATATGGACTAAATATGGTAATTATAGAATGCGACAAAATAGACTTCGTTCAATTCAATCTAAACATAATACAAGGTTAGGGGTAGAAGAATTAAGTCTTCTTCGTCAATACGCAATTAGTGGAAACGTAGATGCATTAATTGAATACAAACTTGAACCACTCGATTTTGATATTATGAATCATCTTGCCGTAGGAAATAAATTGAAACCGACGGAAGTTACAAAAGTTAAAAAGAAGATGCGTACATTATTAAATGAGTAGCTCCGGAAGTGATGCAGAAGAAGAAACCGACGCCGTACGTGTCAACGGTTGCGATATCTACTATTATGGGGGTGTTGATCGCGAGAATGCATTGGAATTTATCGATCAATTCAAAAAGCTCGAACTAGATCTGCTAAAAAAATCTATCGAATTACCTGGATACGATCCAACGATCCGCGTTCACATTCATAGTGACGGGGGGTGTGTGTTTTCGGGTTTAAATATGATGGATACATTGAAAAGTTCTCGTGTGAACGTAGTTACCATAGCCGAAGGAACCTGCTGTAGTGCTGCTACCTTTATTTTGTTAGGTGGTGGGAAAAGACTCATGAATAAACATGCATTCGTGCTTGTTCATCAGCTTTCAACCGGATTTTTTGGAAAATATAATGAACTGCGAGATGAAATGAAAACATGTAAGAAAATTATGCGTACCCTAAAATCGGTGTATCTAAAAGAAACAAAAATCCCTAAAGAGAAATTAGCAGAATTTATGAAAAAGGATGTATATCTAGGATACGAGGAATGTATCACGTTCGAGATCGTAAGCGGTCATTCTTAATTACTACATATCTCCTGTACATATACAAAGTACCAAAAATAATAAAGACAATACTGATTGTATTCATATTCAACGGAATCTTCGTTAACGGATCAGGCTTAAGTCGCGCCATTCTTTCGTAATTTACAACGGGAAGCATTCTACTAATATGAATACAATTTTTACTACCGATAAAAACAACAAACGCCGCTACCTCGATATCCGTGTTGAGGAAATCGATAATGTCTGGTGTATCGTAAAGGCCACTGGTCAGGTTGGTGGCAAGGAAGCAAGATCTATAACCGAAGTACCTCTTGGTTACGAAAGCGCTACAAAACGTGCAACGACTATGTGGAAAAATGCGAATACTAAAGCTACATCTATTTTGCCTATGCTGGCAAATAAATGGGAAGAGCGTCAAAAGTATATATCCGAACCCTTCTATGTTCAACCCAAACTCGACGGTGTTCGTCTTCTAGTGTCTAGAGACGGTGGCATCTCACGAACCGGGAAAATCATACCCGGTACCAAAATTTTTGGTAAAGGTCTAAATAAGGATCAATATGTCGACGGTGAAGCTTTCGATCCCAATCTCACGTTCGAGGAAATAACGAGCACATTCAAAAAAGATCCAACAAAACTCAAGTTTTACGTGTTTGATTACTTTGACCTAAACGAACTCGATTTAACATTCGAAAAACGATGGGAAAAACTAAAATCTCTTAAGAATCCTCATTATGAATATGTGAATACTAGTCTAGTGGAAAGGAAGGGTCAAATTAACCGTGTTCACGCTAGACATGTACGGGAAGGACACGAAGGAACAATGATACGTGATCGTAACAGTGTATACGAAGTTGGTCAGCGAAGTAATTATCTTCTCAAGCATAAGGATTTTCAAACAGAAGAATATGAGATTGTAGGTGCTAATTGTGGTCATGGTAGAGACGCAAACGCTGTGGTCTGGATATGTAAGACTGAAGATGACACGAAATTCAACGTTCGACCAGAAGGAACAATCGAAGACCGAGAATTTAAATACGCTAACAAGGATACATTCATTGGTAAAATGTTGACCATTCGATTCCAAAATTTGACGAATTATGGTATCCCCAGATTTCCCATTGGAATCGCAATTAGAGATTACGAGTGATTATAAATTAATGAATCGTATAGCCGTTGATATTGATGAAGTTCTTTGTCATTTTGTTGAGTCTATGGCTCGTCACAATAATCTAACACTTCCTAAAAAGCAAATATATTCATACGTTTATAGAGATATGTTCAAGATTTCAGAAAAGAAATCTTCAAAGATGGTACGCGATTTTTATAATTCAAAAGAGTTTGACGATTTAACCCCCATACAGGGATCGCGTGCTATTATTCAGATGATGCGCCCGAAGGTTGAAAAAATGTACATTATCACGGGTCGACAGGATTGTGTCCGTAAAAAAACCGAAGATTGGTTAGATAAGCATTATCCCGAACTGTTTGATGATCTTTTACTTACCAATAGTTTCACATCGAATGAAATCCCGAAAGTGGATTTATGTAAAGCTCTAAATATTGATACGATTATTGACGATAGCGACGTACAATGTGATATGTGTGCCGAGCGAGGTGTAAAACCTGTCCATTTTTCGGGGTATAATGGAGTTGATATGTATCCTTGGTGTGATTTAAGAGAAACGAACGTATTGAGTTGGGATCAGCTCTATAAAGATACTTTCTTGACTCATGAAAAAAATATACACGTCATTCGGAACTGCGACGATACGGAGTGTCCGATGAAGTTTTGAACCTATTTATAACCCGGCTCGAGCCGCGGAAGTAGCTACGCTACGTAATGGTGGATTTATAACGGGTGTTCGTCTTATGGATCTGGCCGGTGAACTATTAACTGGTGAACTTTTATTGGGTGTTCGTCTTGTAGATGTGGTTGGTGGACTTTTAACTGGTGGACTTTTATTGGGTGTTCGTCTTGTAGATGTGGTTGGTGGACTTTTAGCTGCTAGACTTTGAACGAGTCTTGTTCGTCTTATGGATGTGGTTGGTTGACTTTTAGCTGCTAGACTTTGAATGAGTGTTGTTCGTCTCTTTCGTTTCTCCGCCGGAGTTTCAGATCTTTTCATTGTCGTTGTTTTGGCAGGCTTTAATATACTCTTAACTGTTTTTATTGGTTTAGCTGATTTTGTGGGACTTTTACCCAATCTCTCAGATCTGAATTGATTAGTACCTTTATCTGGACTTTTACCCGATCTAACAAAACCGAATTGATTGTTAGATTTAGAACGTTTACTTTTTTGTTGCCCGTTAGGTGTTCTACCCCCCATCCCTTGACCACCATTAGAACCCACCGCTGATAACGTTGGGCTGAGTTTACGTTTAGGTCCGTTACCCCCCGTCGTTCGACCATTATTAGATCGCGCTGGACTAAGTTTAGGTCCATTGGGAGGTTTAGATTCCGCGTTGCTTCGTACATTAGGTTTATTAGGTCTTTTTCCCACCGCTGTTTGACCACTATTTGAAAACGCGGGACCAGATTTAACCTCTTTTACACTTCTCTTCGCAGCCGCAGCCGTACCACCTTGTTGTAATCTATTCAAACCCTGTCTCGTTTGTCCGTCGGATCTTTCGGGACGACCGCCACTGGGATTCTCTTTACCTTGTCCAGGTTTCCGAAGATACGCATTTAAACCGTGATATTCTAAATATCCACCGCCCTCGACGTTGTTAGATCCAACCTTTGTTGAAAAATCTACAAGTATAGCAAATTTAGACATGTTATATAAATACCTCTGTACATAAGCCGTCATTCCTATAAACATACCATCTTGTGTAGATGATATGATTCTATTACCGACACTATCATCACCGTTCCTCTTATCTGTCATGTGTTTACGAAGATGAGAAACTGTCATGATTTGTAAAAAATCTCCAAATGTCTTAGATATTTTTAGTAAAGAATCCTCCGTCGTCGTCGCCTTGGCGGCGGTAATTCCCAGTGTCAATTCTTCGTCATTTAAATAGAATTTAAAGTCTTTCGATCCAGCATCAGCATCAAATTTTATAGTAAAATACTCCCCAAAATTAAATGTAAATAACTGAAGATTGTATTTGTATGGAGTAACAATAGTCCCCGAATTCGTAGGTTTGGTCCATAATTTATTCACTAATGTATTCACGGCACCACCACCCGTCGTTTTACTACCACCAAAACGACCCGGATCGACCAAATTTGCAATTGTATATAAGCGTTTAGCATAATAAGTATTACTGTTTTCGTTTTTAGTTTTGCTCATCATCGTTGCTATATAGTTTGCGTGCTCCGCATCGGGTGATATATAAATAGGATTTGCTGTTCTCCATTCTTTATTACTTTTCTTCACCAATGGTAATATATCTGTAGTTTTATACGTTCTTATCGGCTTTTGATCATCATTTGGCTCGTCATAAAATATTTCATGAACATCCGCTTTTATTTTTTTTTCAAAGTCAGTCATTTTAACAATATTGTTTTTTTCTATTTTAATAGCCCCTATTTTTATAAGTTTGTTAAATATTCGTTTATATTCCTCTTTTAAATTTAAGTTTAAAGCCTTCGTTTGTAAATTCAATAATAAATTATTCTTATTCTTCGGTATAAATTGTGACATTATATCACTAGCTAAAAATTCTTGATAATTGTTTATTTTTATATTTGCCAACAACCCATCATGTGACATATCGAGCCATAGTAACAAAAAAAGTATAAACGCTTGATCACTATCCATTGGTATATCGGATACAGTTTTTCCCGAATGTAATGAACTCTTCGTCAAATGATTTACTTGAATGTTTAACCAACGATTGTTTAGGCGTCCTCTCGGGGCATTACTCTGAAGCTTTTTTATAAGAACCTCAGCCGTCTTTTTATTGGTATTAGCCATTCTTACTACTTAAAAATATTTTAATTCAAACTTAAGTAATCATAAAATCATATAAATATCACAAAACAAATGAACACTCTAAATGAGACTTTCAAAAACGGCGCGGCCATCATGAATCTCATTTGGAGCGTAGGAAAAATGCAAGATTGGGTCACGCGTAATCATCAATGACAGTTACATTCACCAGTGGATTTTAAACCGCATTTAGCGCAATACGGTTCGCGTTTAGGCGTCATAACGCAATAGATAATACCAAGTAAAATTAAAACATAAAAAATGTAAGAAGGATACATTTATATATACACACAAAAAAAATAACACCTAAGTAAAATACGTAAAAACACATTTCAAGATGTTCGCTCAACCCCAGCCTCGACTCGTTTCATTCATTCGGCCCACCGCGTCGAAACTCAAACGGCACGTGTGTAACACGATCGTACGCGCGAATAATAACTACTATCTAGGCAATCATAATAGTAAACATTTGAGCGAAATATACGACAAAAAACTTCTACACGTACTGACGTTTCACAAACACGAATCTGAAGGTATTTACTCCATCAAAGAACGGGGATGTAACGGTAACAATGATATAAATTATATTGTGGCGTTTCGCACTTTTGATGAGGCATTTAGGTATAAAACTTTACTAGAAGCAGAGATGGATCTTAACCCATATATTCAGTTCGTGTCGAAACTTGAATTGAATCATATGTGTACGGTTGGTAATTATAAATGTAGGGTCGTTGATAGAGATGCATTTATAATTCCTCCTACAGAATCGGCTAAAATAACAGACTGGGAAAGGGAAAATGTACTATTCGACGAACGATGGGGTGAGATTGATATTTAAATAAAAATGACACCTCCGTGATCTCTAGATAGAACTATAAATTTTATTTTAACATTTTTATTTAATTTTCGTAACGTAGATTCAATCGAATTCAATGTCATGTTTAAATCTAATTCTGGTGCGACCACTATATAATTTTTCAACTTACTGCTACTCATACCCGATAACCGTCTTAGTTTAGAAATATGCTTCACGATATGAAACGTATTATTATCCGATATAGGTATTACAGTCTCGCCTATTACTTGTCGATTTCTAGAATAAAGAAAAATCTTTCGCTTCTTTTTCGAATGTAACCTGAGTGCTTCTTTACGCGCACTTAAAACTTTTACGGTGTGTGGTCGACTATATTTATAGTCGTTGACAGCTTTCACTGACGCAGTAGATATACTATTCTTCGTCCTAGCGCTATAAATCCGATCGATATGATCCCTATTCGGGCTGGACATTATACTATATCTGAGATTTTTTCACACTCATGATGAGATAATAAATACGCATTGTTAAATGATCTACCACACTCTAAACATTTTACTGTTCCAATATTATGTTTTAGTAAATAATTTATTTTTTTAATATCATGTCCTCCTAGATGTAAAATTAAATTTTTAATATTAAAAAATTTTTTATAACAAATTTTACAAGAACAATTAATCCATCTATCTTGAATTAATTTTTTTTTATTTTTATTTTTATTACAAAAACAACTCCACATTTTTTAATACTAGACGTATATCTCTATAAATGTTTTTCGAGTATAAAATAATCGGGATATATATTTCTTAAATTATTTTTCTGTTTAAGATACACGGTAAGTTTTTCGTAATTTGACATATATTCCGTAACAAATTCTATCTGTTTTTGATCATGGTCGACGTTAAGTTCAAGTCGGAATCCTCGTTCCTGTTGAGGAAATGTATCCGCGAGTAAGGGCATATCGAGAATTTTATATTTTTTTTGTACTGCTAATGCTGAAAGTGGTGCGATATGTTCACGTATTGTGTTTAAACGTCTAGATATAGCGTTCATATACTATTCATGTCGTTCTCTTTTAATACATTTAAATGCGAGCCATAGATTTATTTTTGGTTATGGCGTATACAGCTAACAAGATCATTTCGAATAATAATAAAGTTTGCTGAGACATGACAAGAAGTTTAGCTCTTGTTGTTTTTGGGCTAAAATCGCCGAAACCCACACTCGTCATGGTCGTCAAAGAGAAATACCAAGGATCGATTTTTTCTTTGAAACCAAATTCAGTAGGATCTAACATACTATATAACAAACCATATAATGAAGTGATCATTATAGCGATCATCAAAGTGATCTTAAATACTCGCATTTATATATTACATATATTAATTTCTCAGAGTATATAAATACACATGTCTTATAAAACTGAACCCTGTGAATTCATATACCGCGTTTCTTCTCTGGAAAAGGTTGTAGACGGTGACACGATAGACGTCAATATAGATTTGGGATTCGATGTTTGTACGAAGCAAAGGGTGCGATTGTTAGGTATAGACACACCCGAATCACGTACGTCTGACAAAGAAGAAAAGCGATTTGGACTACTTTCTAAAAAGAAAATGAAAGCATGGTGTATGAAGGCTGTAGCTTCGGAAAAAGATGATATCCTAATGGAACTTCGCTGTCCAGAAGCCGATTCACGTGGTAAATTTGGTCGAGTTTTAGCTGAAGTATGGGTCAGGGAAGATGATGTATGGACAAATGTAAACGAGTGGATGTGTTTAAACGGATACGCGGTTCCATACGGTGCCGAGAATAAATCGCTCGTAGAGGAGTTACACCTCGAAAATAGAAAGAAAATAATTGAACGCGGTGAACTACTGGTTTAATTTCGCAGTATATATAAATGATATTCACACTAATTCTTGTTATTATATTATTATTTTTTGGTATTTTATTATTTGATGCCAGGTCACCGGGAACTATTCCATCACCTGCGATAGGTGACTTGGAAATGCCTTTATTTACATTTCTTCGCTATAGCATTTCATCACCGTTTATAGATGATGAAAGTGAATTGGAAGATGCAGGGTTCATGGAAAAAATGTTCGGGTCGCTCCGATTAGACGGGGCGAAAGCGGCAAAAAAACAACAGGAGAAAGAGGAAGAGGAGGGAGATGAGGAGGGGGGTGAGGGAGATGAGGAGGGGGGTGAGGAAGAGACCCAGTCAGCGGAAACGATCGTCGATGACGAACCCGTTGAGCAAGGACCCGACGGCGATTCGAACGAGGATGAAGACGGGGACGCCACACCATCGGTGGAGCCCAGTGAAAATTCACCAGACCAAGTAGAAACGTATATAAAAAACTCGAAACCGATCGGAATTAGTGCTACGTCTAGTCAATTATCTTATAAAATTTATTAAAGAATATACATATATATAATATATCTAAGGATTTCCATGTAAAATGAACAATTTTACACGTTAATGGTTAGACAAGCTCTTGTAGCTCAGTTGGTAGAGCACTGGCTTTGTAAGTCAGGGGTCGTAAGTTCGAGTCTTGCCAGGAGCATTAATCTTCCGACGCGAAGATCAATAAATTTAATATATCAGTGAAATAATCCAAAGAAGCGTTTACAAAATTACCCGCATAATTTCTTTGTAATATCTGATTCGTATCATATACTACAAATAATGCAAAAATTAGCATACCAATCTTCGTATATTTTTTCTTACCTGGTGATAGTATTCGTGCAAAAATCAACGCTATAAGCGCAAAAAATAGCACGAGTCCGAGAGTGTTCAAATTATAACCCATTTTTACAGTAACGACACCCGCGAAAAGCATGGCTACAAAAATAGCCACAGCTTCAAGCAATGCTTCTTTCATGTCGGAGATTTTGTGAATAAGCATACCAGTCGATATAGACATGAGGGTAAAGACGATTAATTTTATAGGAATACCCATTTTTACGAAAATTAACGAGAGAAGTAATGCTACATTGGATACCATGATGAGAATTTTATTTCTGTTTACAATATCATTTAACCATACGTTATTAATCGTGGCCTCTACTGATCTATACATAACAAACATTTGAAATATTAAATTACCTAAAGCGCTATAAACAAACGGAAGTCTATTCTGAATATTCATATATATTACATTACAAAATATTTCGGTCTACAAGTGACTAAACTATATTTACACCATTACACTGCGCATGAAATATGGAGTTTCTGTTTTGTATCGTGCGAAAGAAGATTTGTCGTTGACGTAATAGTTTTTATATGCATCCGTAATACTCGGAGAGTGATATGCTTCAGGCATGCATTCAGGTATACCTTCAATTGAATAATATGCCTTATCGCTTTTATGTTCTTCGAAGTGTGAAGGAATATTTTGTTTAAGCCATACGAGATGTTGCTCACATGTATGTATTTTACCATAACGTTTTGTGTATTCTCTCGATAAAGCTAACCCTATTTCACATGCAAATAAATAATTCTTTTTGCTCGATGCAATCCACATGGTCATGGGATGTTTCTTATGTGCGGGTTTATATCCTCTTTGAGATCCACTTTTAATATACGGTGCATATTCGTGAACATATTGCTCTTGATTCGCATAAAACCAAGCTGTATATAACATTTGTGCAATTTCGAGTTGAATTTTAATCACGTGTTGATCACATGACAATTCTGCGATTTCTTGAGGAATCAATGATAAGAAGAATATATTCATATTAAAAATGAATACACGTTGTTAACTTAAGTCACTTAAAAAAACCGTTACTTCTAGTGGTATGTTAAGTATACTGAATTTAGTACTCATACCTCTACATAATCTAAAATCCCGTAAAAAAAATAGAAGAAATCGAGCATTTTTAGCTGACCCCCCTCCCCCTGTAGACGACGTAAAAGATTGGGACTACGGTGCGTATTGTTTTAAAGCTACTGTAGAAGCTCACATGGAAAAAGGTGAACTCGATAGAACTTTTATAGGATACAGTCAAAACATGAATATAAGCGACAGAACAAAGAATGCATGCGAACGATATAAACAAGTTGGAACAATGTGCGGTGAATCACAAGTGTCTATGAAAGGGGGTGAATGTGACGAGGTTATTTTTATGAAATTAAAAAACAACAATAAATTGATCAATTTAACGAATCCTTTTCGTTAATAACTATAGGCGGTGCACTAAGCCATTCGACCGGTTCCATAAATTCGGCGTATATTTCATTATCTTTGACTTGTTTAATAGAAACGAGTCTACAATCCTTAGGAGTCATTATGGGTACAGGTTTAGATGGTTCGATTATTATTAATGGTTTACATAAGAGTGTTATCATTTATATATACAAATAAAAATGTTGAGTACTAATAATGAGTGATCTCGGTCTAGATTGTGGTGTAGATTCCGATGTCGGAGTCGATATTCAAGGGTGTCAGCCCGTGAGTACAGATAAATGTGCGTCTGGTTTTATGGCTCCAGCGAGTAATATAGTACATCCCGAAAATGCGACTACCCCCCAATGTTGTAAATGTAAACCGGGATTTGTTTGTGGGTATTGTAAGAATACAGGGAAATGTACCGAACGCGAAGAAGAAGACTATGTTACAGATGAGAATTGTTTTAATAATTCCCCATTTGAACCGGAAGACGAAGAACCGCCCGAAAACACAATTACATCTGACGACATTGAGGCCTTCAAGTCTGTTCGCGACGAGGAGGAGGACGACGCCTTCGCCTCCCGCCAACAGGTCAATACCACGTCAGGAGACGCTGATACGACCGAACCAGAAGATACCGATACGACCGAACCAGAAGATGCTGAGACGGACGGTGTTGATAAAGAAGATACGGGAATAAATATTGACACTAACACTTTATACATGATAGGAGGTGCCCTTATATTATTGTTATTAATTGTACTTACACGACGTTCTTAGTTGATTCATTATTACGGTTATTTAAAAGAATGATAATATATATTTTATATGTACGGCATAGGTATTTCTGAGGGACTATCTCTTCAAAATGTAAAAATTAGTGGAAAAAATCATACTCTTTTCAAAACTAAATCCGGAAAATTTTCACTCGTAGATTCCGTTTGTCCCCACAGAGGTGCCAAATTATCTAACGGAACCGTTAAAGGGGAACGTTTACAATGCCCATATCACGGATGGGAATTTACACGTGACGGTAAACTTGTAAATGTTCCATCGTGTTTTACTATCCCGGCGGGTGGGAATGTATCTAACTATCCCGTAGTTGAAAACGGCGGTTTTATCTGGAATGTTAAAAATGACACAGATCTACCTACACAGTATTGTAATGAATTATTCGACGATAATTGGACAAAGATTTATGGTTCGAAAGAACTTGATGGAAATATTTATGATTGGATTTTAAATGCTACAGATATCTCTCATATCAATTTTGTCCATAATTTTGCAGATGAAAATAACGCTACAGTAAAAAATACAAAAGTGATTACCACAGACAAATTTGTAGATTGTTATGCTGTTGTACAACCCAAAGCGTCGTCTTTTTTTACAGAGCATATGCAACCTCGTGATGGAGCACCTATACATAGTAAATTTATATCACCAGCTACATCTATAGTGCGTGTAAAATTAGCAGGTACTTATGAATTTATAACATTCAGCACTCTCACACCTATGGATAGTAAACATACTAAAATGTCGTGGTGTTTATTATATCAAAATACACCTTTAATGAATAATCCCATCGTTTATAAACAGTTTCATGATAAGATGTACGAAACGGTTAAACAAGACGAAGAAATTATAAAAAATATCGAGTGGGTTCCCATGTTAGCGAACGCGCCGTGTGACGCATTTCAAATCGAAGCTCTCAAACTTCTAGAAAAATAATATATAGTATTAACATATGAACGATATATTAGAATTGACTCTTAGATGTATAGGTATATTTAGTGGAGTATTTTTTACATTAGGGTGGGCCATAAAGAGTCCACTTGAATACGATGAAATGTATACAGTCGGTGTAATAATATGTGCTATAATCGCAGCGCACTATAAATACAATTAAAAATAAATACACTCTTTATTACATGGATAAAGAGAGATATGTCGTGGTAGAAGTACCCGACGGTTCTCTTCACGTTGGATTTGATGAAACTATAGAACCATCAAATCCAATTGAAGACGCTGATTCTACAATAGAGCAGCGAAGATATGCAGTGGTTATGTATTTTAATAAGTGGTGTATATATTTCACGAATGTAAACGCTTTTATACTATTGATAGCTCTATTTTCACAAAATTATATATCTGGGATATTGAATATATTTTGTGGGTATTATAGTGCGGTTATAATTAACACAAGAATAAATTTACAACGTTATCATAGAATACATGGATATTTACCATTTTTTTTATCATCTTTCTACACCGTTACTATGACGGTTTATTTTATGATCAATAGTATGTGGTTATTATCCGCGTATTATTTTTCATGGTATGCTATGAGTTTGATGACTATAATTTCAACTGGTTTTGTAATTGAAGAGATAAGGGATCAATGACGGATTATTATGTTAACGTGTGTATGGATATTCGTGTATCCATAAATTACATATCCATTTTTCACCGGATTCCACTGACGAACCTCCGTGTATAGCTTTTTTAGTATGATACCCCCAATCGTTTAACGTATTGAATAGTAATACATCCCCTTTATTTAGTTTAAACGATTTACTTAAATGTGGAAATATAGTTTCACCACCAGTGTATTCATCGTTAAGTCCTATTATACACGTGTATATTCTTTTATTGGGTTGTATTTCAAATGGAAACGCGTCTTGGTGTGGATTGTAAAAACCACCGGATTCATACTTTAATACCTGTAATTTTTCACAGTTATTCGGTTTTCGATCTGTAAATGATACACATTTGTCTATTAAGCTTTCAACCGTTCTCGACTCGACCGCGTCTAACCACGCGGTTTTACTCACTCTTTCATTAGTATTTACGACGTGATTTTTTTGAACTGTTGATTGTGACAATTTTGGTTCGGCAAGTTTTATAATATGGTCACATACTTGGGGGCTAAAAACGTTACGAATTACAATAGGTTCCTGGTATCGCGGTTTTAATAAAATGCATAGAATAATCAGACATGTAAGTATTAATATTGCATTCATATATCTGTATCTAATATTATATTATATGGAACTCTGCACCTATATCGATGCCGTATATTTTCTAATACTTGATTCGTGTATAATGTGAGTTCGTTTACTTCGTTTATTATATCAAATTCTTTAGATCTATCTAAAACGTATTGACGAAGTAAATCACCTACCGTATCGATATACATATTATAGATATCACGTATATCCATTGTCTTTGCGTTGTGTTTATCCCTTCTTTGCAGTTCTCTCTTAAAATTTTCTTCTGATATTTCATTAAGAAGATACTTCATTCGCAAATGTAAATTATCTTCGTATTCAAACCCAAATCTATACATTACATCGTATTCTAAAGTTACCACCAGTAACGAAATATCTAATATTACTCTTGGGCAACGTAGATTGAATAATTCCTGATGCGTTGGACGCCCCCCACATGGAATGTCGCCGTGTTCCCTACCACGTCTTTTAAATTCAAAGTAATGTGGGTTGTGTATTCTCCCCGTTTCTATATACCCAGTTTTCCAATCGAATGCGACGTGGCACTGAGTACACCACATTTGCGCACATCCTTCAATTTTATAAATGGGGACATTGCATTTGGGACATGGTTTTGTATCTCGTTTTAATAATTTAAGTGTTTTGACTGTATTTTTATCACATTTATGTTTATATGTGAGTTTTTCGTTACACTGTTTACAAAAAAGGGTCTTGCATATGCCACAATTCCAATTTTCGTCTAAAAATCCGCGACAATTTTCATCTGGACATTTCTGGGAATATACATACGTATTAGTATCTACACTCCTATTATCACGAAGTATTTGTAAGTTTTCGTATATATTATACATCGTTTCTCGAACGATATCTTTAAGATAAGGTCTTATGCAAATATTTATATCAGTCATTCTATCGACATGTGTAAGAATATAGTACATGTATACATACGAAGTACGTAAATTTCTTCTTTCTATTTCGCGTACAACATATTTCTGTGTTTCCGGTAATCGAGCTTTTTCGCGTTCAAATAATATATTTTCCCGGTGATTTTTTAATTCCCGGTTTATAAATATAGCCGAACAATACGTACTCACGAGTTCTCTATTATGTTCATGCTTACATCCCATACATCGAGGTTCTTCTGATATGGATAATATGTATTTCTGGCTACATTCACGACACGATTTTAAATCACAAAAAGGACATTCAACCTTTTTGTGATTTGAGTTGTTAAGTTTTTCACAACACACATCACAATATTCCATATATAAAGAGTGGATAATTTCTTTAATTAGATCTATTGTTGGAGCGCGTTTTAGATTTTGGTGTATGTACTATAGATTTCGGCGTACCCGTTTTTACCGAACCCGCCGTGTTTTTATTATTGCTCTTATTGTTATTGGAACTTTTTTTGTTATTATTGTGGATATATGCACCGGGTTTATAACTATTTGATGTTTTTACTCTATTGAGTGTTTTATTGACACCCCGCCCTTTAAGAGTCGTCTTCAAGCCTCGCCGTATCCCCTGTAAATTTTTATTTCTTGTTTGTGGTATTTGATTGACACCTCCCCCTTTAAGAGTTGTGTTCAAGCGTTGCCGTATTTCCTGTAAATTTTTATTTCTTGTTTGTGGTATTTGATTGACACCTCCCCCTTTAAGAGTTGTGTTCAAGCGTTGCCGTATTTCCTGTAAATTTTTATTTCTTGTTTGTGGTTTTTTATTACGCGCAGTCACTATACCTGGTCGCCTTCGTGGTACTATACCCTTCGCCATTTGTCCGAATTTTAGTGTTTGTACAGCTTCTTTGTCTCGTTGTTCTCGAGTTTTTTGTGTATTTGTTGGTTTTGAACTATTCGCTGCTCGCACTAATTCTACTGGCGCTCTTTTCGTTGTCGTGGTGGCGCGTATATGTCTTTGTGTCAACGTATTACCTTTGACGGATATCGGTTGAATTGTTTGTTTGATTAATTTTTCATGAATAGTATTCAATAAAGTATTATAATTTGGTATTCCAATACCTTTATAATTGTAGCGCAGTCGAGAATTTCTAATAGCGTCTGAATTTCCATCAAAAAACTTTGAATCCAGCCCCAACCCATTCTTCACGAACTCAGCAATCATACCTGGTCCAACATACGACGGTGGGAAATGTTTTGACGATATATATAAAGAATTTAAAAAAAAGTGTACATCGTAGCATTGATCGGAACCCTTAAAAATTCCATGACCTTTCATTAAGCCCTTACCCCGTGTATTCTTTTCGGGAAGAAGAACCATAGGATTCGATATACTGACTCCTGGTTCTGGTATATGAGAAAGACCAAAATCTATGAGAACTACTTCTATTCCAGCGTTATCAAATTTAAAGTCAACTTTATCACCTGTCCGTTTATTAAAAAGACTATTATTTGGGGGGGTGTAGGTAGATGGAATTTCACAATGAATCGACCTTTTCGGTACTTCTTTTATCATTATATTTCCTAAATGTAAATCATGATGTCTAAAACTTGGAAATTCATCGTGAATCTTATATAAACTGTAAATCGTTTGAACTAATAAGGATATACACTGTTCTCTGTTCAGCTTTGCTAATTTATTTTTTAAATCTTCACCGTCTATAAATTCACTATATAAAATTGTGGCAACCCTTTTCTTTTTCGAGTTTGCTTCGTAACGGGGAGCAGTCACGGTATTATTTCCGTTACCTTTATGACATGCATGAATTTTATAAACTTTCGGTACGTTTTTTATTCCCTTGTTTATTAATTTCTTAGATACATCAAATTCTACTTGGGCGAGATCCCCTGTATTATATGATGTTCCGTTAGCTCGAATCATTTTGTCATAATCTAAAACTTTATAGACGATGGATTTATTTGATAATTTACCTCGAAAAACGGTTCCATATTCACCCTTTCCTATCTTATTTATGGTCTTCACGAATTTAGAAGGTCGACAGAGAATTTTTGTATTTTTACCACTCTTTGTTATCTCATTGAACTGTTTCAAAATTTTTTGATTATTGCTGTTCATGTTATATTAGATTCAGAAATAAAATATACAGTATATATAAACTATGATCGCG